GGCAGAGCTTCAAGGTGGTCAGGTTGTTAATGTTGAAGACCTAGGGCCACCACCTAACCGCGATGACTTTGACGACGACATAGAATTTGCCTCGGCGGAAGGAGCATACAAGGGCGCTTTAAAGGTCTTTACCACGCTCCGACAGAACCAAGACACCGCCGCGCAGAGCGAAGGAGTAGCCAGGACAGCAGAGAAGCTTAATAGTCATACTGAGCGAGTGGGTAAAGCTAGAGAATCCATTGCGGATTATGATGAGGTAGTAGCTGGAAGCAAGTTAGAAGTATTGGACGGCACCAGAAATTTACTTCCCGTTGCCAGTGCGATACTAGGGCTAGACAATAGTCCCCAGGTTTCCTACTACATCGCTGCTAATCCAGATATTGCGGAGCAATTAAACCGCGCATCTGGTGAAGATGTCGGAGTGATGGTAGGACGTTTATCAGAACAGCTTAAAGCGAGTCCCGTAAAACTTAAACCAAAGCCTAAACCTATCGAAAGTGAGGACACAGGCGCAGGACTCGGTAAAGCTGATGACGGACTTGAACATATCAAGGGCGCTAAATTCAGTTGATGTAATGCCGGTCCTTTGATGAGGACTTAAATCTCATGGCAGCTAATAATTTTGCGAGTAACATTACCCAAAAACTGGCGCGTATCTTTCTTAACAAGTTTGAGAGCGAGCGCGTCCTATCAAAAGCAGTAAACACCCAATTACTAGAGGGCAGATTCGACCCATCCTCTGGTACGATTGTTAACTTCAAGCGCCCGACTGATTACAAGTCTAAGCGTACCGCAGATGGTGACGTGTCGGGGTTAACGCCTTCAGCGATCATCACCGGGAAAGCAGCCGGTACAGTTCAAGACTACTTCACGGTAGACGTGGAATTCTCCGCTGTTGACGAAGCTATCAAAATGGATCAGCTTAAAGAACTGATCGAACCTATGGCCACCCGTATCGTCACTGATATGGAAACCGATTTCGCTACCTTCATGCTCCATAACGCCGGTCTGTCAATCGGTAGTCCGGATACCGCTGTTACGACATGGCAGCATGTCGCGGATGCAGGCGCGTTAATGTCTTCTCTGGGCATTCCGAAGGATGGTCCCTGGAACTATGTTATCAATCCGTTTACTGAGGCCAAGCTTGCTGACGCTGTACGATCTTTGGGCGCTGGCGGGACTGTTGGTGGCACGATCAAAACGGCTCTTGATAGAGCAACGTTATCAGAGGACTTCGCAGGCATGAGAGTTATGCGAGCTTCCACGCTTTCGACTTTGACCACCACGGCGATCACTGACCGCGCCGGGACATTGTCGGCTGCGCCTAATGTGACCTACGTAGCGGCTAAGGATACGATGACCCAGACGTTAGCTGTAACAGCGTTCACGGCCTCATTGGAAGTGCAGGCCGGGGAAATCATCGAAATCACTGGACGGAATATGATTAACCTGAGTACGAAGAAAACCTTCGTTAACAGTGCAGGTGATCAGCTCAAATTCCGAGGCGTAGTAACAGCCCCTGTTACCCTGGATGGATCAGGTGCGGGGAATCTGGTCTGCGCTGGTCCCGGTATCTTTGAATCCGATGGTGCTTACAACACCACTGATACCGCAATAGCTTCAGGCGATGTGGTAACACTGTTGGGTACTGGCTCTACGTTGTACCAGCCTAACTTGTTCTTCCATAAGAACGCTTTCGCAATAGGTTCTGTTCCTCAATCCAAACTGTTTGCGACCGACACAATGGCGCAAACAGAGGACGGGTTACAGATCCGAGTTAGCAAGGGCGCGGATATCCGAGGTAACAAGCAGATTGTACGGTTCGACTTACTGCCTGCTTACTCGGTATTGAATCCGTTCTTTGGTGGCCAAGGACACGCCTAAACCCACGGGGGCGGGTACCACCGCCCCTTAATTTTTAAGGAGACAGGATGAATACCATCACATGGTATAAGCGAAACGGTAAATCTATGCCTGCTAATGATATGCCCGGGGTTGCTGAAGCTTTACAGAAAGATGGCTGGACAAGGACGCCGCCGAAGTTTGCTCAAAAGGAAGAACCCAAAGACAAAGCAAAGAAGTCTAAGAAGTAGTAATACTTGACTACCGGCCTTGAAATTGTCGAGGATGCCGCCGCCTTCGTCTTAGTTGATGAGGGCGACATAGGCATTGAACCAGATGAGGCCGCATTAGCTCTACGGATCTTGAATGACTTTTGTGCGGAGCAATTTGATCTCGGTATTGACTTTGGATATAGGCCGCTTGCCTCCACTTCTGATCTAGTTACTTCCCCGTCTTCCGTTAATCTGGCATTGAAAGAAAACCTGGGGGTATTGGCTGCGCCTTTATTCGGAGCGCCAGTAGCCCCAGATCTTAGAGTTTCAGCCAATCAAAGACTCAAGAATCTAAGGGCGAACTATTTCGGAAGGATTAAAAAACAATACCCCTCGGAATTACCAATGGGGAGCGGGAACAGAGCGGCTACCTACAGCGCATCTACCTTCTACCCATTTACTACACCGCAGTCCATATTACGGCTCAACGCATCGAATACCATTACCATAGCGACAGTAAATACCCCGGTTATCCTAGATGGCTGGACCGTGGACAGAAGTGTAAACGTGACTGCTTTGGCGGCTGGGACAGTCGAGTATCTACTTGATTCCGCTTACTTGGCCAAGTTTGAAGCCAGCCTGACGGTTAACGCATCAAGTTCAGATAAGTTTACGATTTACTTCCGCAAGAATGGCGCACTGTTACAACAATCAGCATATAGTTTCACAGCGGACGTAGTACAGAATTTAACCATGTCATGGGCCGAGACAGTCAGGCGCGGCGATAAAATCTCAATGGCTGTCGAGAACAACGACGCTACAAACGATCTTGTTATAACTAACGGACACTTCACGGTAAGTTAATGGAATTGCCTTTTACAGATGGGTTTAACCAGTCTGTCTCACTTCCGGCCATGAATAGACAGTGTACTAACTGGTATCCCGATTTTATCGAAGATGGGGACGCCGTTGTTAAGCGCCTATTCGGTACGCCGGGATTGAGCCAACTCGCTACTACCGGCTCCGCTTCATCTGATAGCAATCGTGGTAGCCAGGAAATGGCCGGTATCCTTTACTTCGTTAATAACTCTGCGCTGTATCGGCTTAACGCAGACTTCACCACGACTTCATTGGGGACGGTTTCAGGATCTGGCAAAGTCTCTTTATCAAACAACGGTATCCAATTACTGGTGATAGTCCCTGGCGGTAATGGGTTCATATTCGACAAAGACACCGCGACATTTACCCAGATAACAGACCCTGATTTCATCGCCAATGGTGCGCCACAGATCGGCATGTTTATAGATGGTTATTTCATGGTGTCCACGGATACCAAGAAATTTATTACCTCTAATCTCAATGATGGGTTAGCGTGGACAGCTACAGACTTTGGTACGGCTGAATCAGACCCAGATGTAATTGTGTCGCTGGTCAACTATAAAAACGAGGCTTACATACTGGGCGCGACCACAGTAGAAGCCCAGGACAACGTAGGCGGAACAGACTTCCCTTTCATTCGTAATGGTCTGTTCTTAGATAAAGGGGTGGCGGCTCGTTTCTCTGTCGTTAAGACTTCACAAACCTTTATGTTTATCGGTGGTGGTCAAAATGAGGCACCAGCGGTATGGTCGCTCCAAGGTAACGGCGTAGTAAAGATGTCTAACAATGGAGTAGACCTGCTTTTAGGGGCGCTGACCACGACAGAATTAGATCAGGTTGCTAGTTATGCTTATGCCCAGGATGGGAGTACTTTCGTCGCATGGGAACTGCCTGACGAGACTGTGGTTTATGGCATAGATACGGGCAAGTGGCATAAAAGAAAGTCCCAGGCTACGGACGCTGCTGGTAATACGCTAACTGTTGGCTGGCGAGCAACAGCATTAGCCACGGCCTATGGAATTCTAATCTGTTTCGATACACGGGATGGCAAGGTAGGTAAAGTCAGTCGAGATACTTTTGATGAATACGGGACAGCTATTCAACGCGAGTTTGACCCATCGCCATTACGCTTTGGCACTAATCCTATCTTTGTGCCGCGCATTGAAATAATGATGGATATGGGCGTCGGTGATGGGACCACCACTAACCCCAAAGTCAGGATGAAAAAGTCGAAGGATGGGAAAGTATTTATAGGCGAGCGCATACGTTCAATGGGAGTTCAGGGAGATTTCGGCCATCGAGCGGTATGGCACAGGAACGGACGTTTCCCTAAATATGCTCAGTTTAGATTCTTAATGTCTGGGCCAGTACGCCCGACTGTGATCGGTGTAAAGGCTGATATTGTAGGTGGAGCATGATTACTCCGCCTTCTGCATCGCGCCCGTTAGTTGAGGAAGACCTGTCCCCGACGCAACAGACCAGAACATTTTTTAATGCCCTGGTTCTTCTTCCTCCTTTAACCGGGATTGGCTCACCAGATGGCGTAGTAGAAGCTGCGGCCACTCGGCTTTACATGGACACCACCGGGACAGCGGGTAATATTATCTATATCAAGATCTTCCCT